GAGTCTGAGGCTTCGTTGTCATAACGAACAAGCAAATCTGCATCAATAGCTGATTCAGGTTTATAGTTAAGGATAACTCTTTGCATGTGTTTTCTAACACCAGTATCTCCAAAACTTAAATCAGGACTTCTATATCTGGCTAGTATTGCTGTACCATCAAAAGTATTACCCTCTTCCTGTCTGTGGATGTAACCTGAAAAATCACCATGTAATACTAGAACATCTCCATCAACGACTAAAGCATCCGTGGCTGCAGGTTTTACCCCACGTATTTCTGAAAACTCAAATCTGTCTGCTCTTCTAACACAAATAATACCCTTAGTTAAATTTTCACCTTGTCCTGCTTTTGAAAAGAATATTCTGTACTGTGTTTTATCTGGTATGACTACACTTTCAAAAACTGTTGAATCTTTAATGTTAGCATCAAAAATAGATTGAACGTTTTGTGTAATAGCACCAAGAGCCGTATCACCAATTCTTTCAGTAGCAGCAACAGTTCTAAGTCCGTCAGGACCAAGGAATAGCAAGTCACCTGCAAATTCCTGTATAGTGTCTTTATTTACGCAACCAATATCTCTGGTAACTGGTTGTATAGCAAAGTCACTGAGAGTAGATCCTGTCATTTTAAATATTCTATTTTCACAAAATATAAATAAAGAATCCCTAAATACTTTTAATCCAACAATATTATCGTCTACTTTAATAGTTCCTGCACCATCACCTGACTGAAAACCATCTTCGTCAAAAGGTTCACTAAATACTAATGTTTGTGGTGTAGTAGACTTACCTGCGTAAAACATGTGGTTTTTAAAAGCTACAACTATTGTAGAACCTGCTACAGAACTTTCACTAACATCTGTTGCTGATAAAGAAGAATTAAAAATAGTTGGGGCATTTGCACCGTCAACAAATATAATCTTTTCGTTACCGTCAAAGTTGTATCTTTCAAAACTGTACTTACTTGCACTCGTTCTACCAGTGTCTCTTTCAGTCCAAGACTCTGAGACTACATCATCAACAGCATGATTAGCAGCAGTTGTACTTGATGCAGCACGAGTTACTCCTGTAAAAGTAGTAGAGGTAACACCGGTGTACGTAAATATTTCACTGTTAATTTGTAGTGTTCCACTAGAAGAAAATCCTGTAGTAGAGTCTACAGTTATAGTTCCAGAACCTGTCATGCCTGTAGTAGAAACAATCTTAGTTGCAAGCTCAGTAGATGAAGAACTAAATATCTTTTCACCTCTAGCCGCTAACACTTTGTCTGCAAAGGTAGCAACCATCAACACCTTTTCGCCAGAGCTAGATGTTTGAGGCACTTGATGATTAACGTATTTACGAAAACCGTTTATTCTCCTGTAGCCACCCTCAATGTCAGGCTCAAAGTTTTCTAACTCTAAAGCCTCTCCAGGTTGCATTAAGAAAGTAGAACGATTTAAAACTAAGCCACCCTCACAGTTAAACGCTGCAGGTTGAGCTTGAGAAAAATCAGGCATTAGGAAACTACTCCACCTGCAAAGTTAGCAGAACCTCTGGGGGCAAGGATGACTGTAGATCGTACATACTCATACTTGTTAATAAGTAAGCTCTGCATATTTTTAATACCTTGCTCAAACCTAGCAAAGTTTAATTGATATTGTTGTGTTTCACCTCGATACTGATAAACAAAAGCAGCAGCCCCATCTACAATTACTGGTGCAAACCTATCTGGAATACTTGTAGTGTCTCCATGTGCTGATAAATCAGATGGAAATGTAAAGTAATCAAATATAAGTGTGTATTGTTTATCTGGATAAGGGTACACTAAATAATTATTATCGGGAGTTCTAACTATATTTCTGGGAACACCACCACCATCAAACTGTGTTACTGTTGTGCCATCTGCATGTGTAGCTGCAGTTGTGCTATTAGCACCTCTAGTGCAACCTGTAATATCGTTACCTGAAACACCTGTGTAAGTTATTTGCTCTCCACCAATGTATACTTTACCTGATGAAGCAAAACCTGTGCTAGATGTTAGAGTAAGAGTTGTTACAGAACTTGAGTGTGATCCATTTAAAGTTGTTGTTTCAACTTGATCTTCCTCGTTAGGAAAACCTTTTTCTATGTATTCGTTATAGTTAAGAACTGTTAGATTATTTCCTGCAGCATTAACATCATCATCTTTTTTAATTCTAGCTGTAGCATAATCTATTGATTTCGTACTAGTTGGTACAGTGTATCTACACACACCTGGAGTTAAAGTAGAGGAATTTTGTGCGTGGTTAAAAGAGTATCCAAACTCTCTTTGATTAATGTATCTTATGGCTTCATTAACAGCATTTTGACACTGTACCTGAACACCTCTTGCACTAGCAAAAGTGGTGGAGGTAAGTGCCACTTCATTCATACGTGTAATTACATCGTTAGTTAACGAAAGAAATGTCAAAGCCATATTGTTTCCTTTAAGTAAGCTAAAGGGGCTAACCTAAGTCAGCCCCTAAAGTTATTTTATGCTAGTAGATCACGATCCACTTCAGTTGGAGCACGTCCACCTCTAGCACCTGTGTCAATGCAACATGCCATAACACGTAGGATACCAGATGTAACATCTGCAGAAGAAGCAATTAACTTAACGTCAATTGTGTCTGTAGTTGTTACGTGTGCAGTAAACGTATCTGCAGCAGCAGTATTAACAACCATAGATTGACCGTTTGTACCACTTGCTAAGAAACCTGCAGAGGAAACGTCACCACCGTCAACAATATCATCACCTGCTGCAAAATCAATATCCACAGTTGGAGATGTACCGTTAAAAGCAGTCTCAACTTCAGCACCTGCAAACAACACTAATGTATTAGCAGGAATTTCTAGAAGTTGAAAGATATCCCCATTGGTACAGGAGTATCCGTCTTCTACCATTTTGGCAATGTCCAAACGTGCTTCACGCATGTACATTCCCATTGCTTGATAACGTGAGGTAGCTGCTGCAATGCTGTTAGAATCAACACCTACAGTAGCTGAGGAAGTCATATCAAAAGTAGCCATAAGTTCTATCCTCCCTTACGCTGCGTTGTATTTAGCAGTAACCAAGGCTTCTGGCCTTAGTATTTTTCTGCCGTATAAGTGCATACCACGAACAATGTCAGCAAAGCTGTCAGGATCACGATATGTTTCAGTTTTACTGATCTGCTCTGCAGTTGCTACAGCAGAATCATGTCCACCAACAATCACACCAAAGTTTGAGTTTTGGTTTGCTGTTCCTGATGTACCTGCACCAGTACCTACAGCAGGTAGGTTTGATGACACGTACAAACGAAAGCCGTGAAAGTTGTTGATTACAAGACCGTTACGTAGTCCACCAGACTCACCGTAGTCTCCATTCATGAATCGAGAGTCTTCATCAGACAATATTTCCATGAACACAGGGTCAACAATAAGCCATCTGCCTTGCGTATCAACTTGTTGCTGATCAAGCAATCGTTTCATTCTTGCAACAACCATTGCAGGTGAAACTGTAGCTGTTGGTAAAGAAGTAGCACCTGGCATACGTGCAGTTATTGGGATTGAGTGATCCCCTGCAGACGATGTTGTAATGTTACCAAATGAACTCTTGATCAACTTCATGCTTGAAAGCAGTTCGTCAGAACCTGCTGTTGATACAGCTTTAGTTCCGTTTACTACGTCATTCGCTGTACCTGCAACTGAGTGTAGAGCAGACTGTTTAAAACCTGATAGATAGCCAAGAACTTCTTGGTCATGCTGATCAGCTAAACGATATGCTGCACGATCTGTTGCAAGCTGCATGAAATTTGCGTGACTATGCGCCTCTTCGATATCATCGATCTTAAAAGCATAGTAGTTCGCTTTATCAACAACAAGAGAGAAGTCTTCGTCATCAAGGTCTTGTGCTGAAACCTGTGTACCCCTAGCATAGGCACTCACAGAAATTTCTGGCTCCTTGATAATTTTCACTGTATCACCTTGGGCAGAAATATCCCCAAAATAATCAGAGTTAGTTATGTCTCCTACTACAGTACTCTTGCGGAAAGCAAGCTGTACTTTTTTGGAGTAGATTACGCTAGAAAAATTACCGTTAGGTAAATTACCGTAACCTGATGCGGTTTGAAAAGCCATGATTAAATCCTTCCATGATATTTGGCTTAATGGAGCTAAACACCTTGAAAGAGGCTGAACGTTCTAGGGTAACACATAAGTGGGCCTATACTTGTACAGGTAAGTCTTTTTTTGTAGTTTATGCTTTATTTGAAAAGTATCTTTGAAGGTAGTCCATATAGGAGGCTTCAATACAGATACACGTAGTTATATAGAAGACTCTTAAAGTGTCAACTAATTAGATATGTCATAGATAAATTTACCTTTTTTCATTGCTTCGGCAATCTCATCTTGACGTTCCTCAAACTCCTTTGTTGACATTTTAGCTACGTCAGACTCTTTTATTTGACCTGAAGTACCCTTTGCGTCAATAGAAGTACGAGTTCCTTTGGTAATGGTAGAAGCTGCAGCTTTTTTGCTATCACGCTTGTCTGCTACACTAATACCTTTATCAACTTTATAAAGATCAATAACACGAACAACTGAAGCAGGATCATCTGAGTTTTCGTACAGTGCATCCTTAACCCATTTGGGTTGTTCATCTACCCAGTTGTGAAACTCGTCTGAAGCTTTTAATTCGTCAAAGTCATCATGAGACTTACGTATGACGTTCTCAGCTTTTAATCTTAGAGCTTCTGTGTGTGCATCATCTAATTCTTTTAATCTTGATTCAGCTTTACTAAACATCTGTTTAGCTTTTTCTTCTGCTATCTTGTTAAAGATACCTGCTACATCAGGATATTGTTTTGCCCACTCATCAATCTCTTCAGGAGTTTTTGGTGGTATTATTGTGTCTGATGCCTTACGCTTTTCAAGAGCTTGGATTCTTTCGTTCCACTCTTTTTCTTTTTCTTGCATATGTCTACGCAAGTCACCGTAACGTTTCTTAAAAGACTTTTCTTCAGCAGTTAACTCTGAATCATCTTCTTGTGTTTCGGTTTCCTCTGTGGCTTCTTCTTGTTTGGTATCGTCTGTTGCTTGAACTTCGGTGTCCTCAGTATTCTCGCCACTGGGTTTATCTTCAACAACTTCTTCACCTCGAGCCTCTGCTTCTAGCTTGGCAATCTCTTGCTCTTCTTCTTCAATACGCTTTTGTTTTTTTGAGTGGTTGAATCCACGATCTACAAAACCTGCTGTTTTAGGTTTTTCTACTTCTGTTAATTCAGGCATATTTTTTCCTTTTCTGTTGGGGTCAGCCGTAGCTGAGTAGCCTTATAGTTATTTCTTTGCCTTTCTTTTTTTCCTTTGCATCAGTCCACCTTTGTTAAATGCTCCTGATCCAGACCCTGAGGGTCCAATACTTTCTTGTCCAGTTTCCTCTATTGTAGAAGCCTCTCCTGATCCGATAGATGTTGCACCTGCTGCAGCAGCCTCAGCAGCAGCCGCAGGAGAAACACCTGCATTTACACCTGCAGCAGCAGCTTGAGAAGCCGCAATAGGATCAACTCCCTCAGAAGCATTAGAGTAAGCAAGTCCTGCAGCAGAAGAAGCGTCAGTTGCAGAAGAAAAATCAGGTGCAGGTTTAGGTGCAGAGACTGCTGAAGTTTCTGGATCTTTAGGTGAAACTAACTCTTTATCTTTAATGCTAAAGATACTGTTTATTAAATCTTTTTCTTTTTGAAGAGGAGAAGCATATACCGTTCCGTTCATTCCACCTTCAGGAACAAGCTGTAATAATTTCTTTTCGTCTACTACTTTTCTTGCTTCTTTTCTTAAGTTAAATGCCAAATCATCAAGACCTTCAGCCTCTGCAGCAATTGCTAAAGCTCTGGTTCTTGCAACAGATACACCAAGAGCTAAAACGTTATCTTTCTCTAGGTTTTCTTTTGCCCAAGCCAAAGGATCTGTAATTTCTCTCGCCCAAGCGTTAGGATCTGGTGGATCTGTGTCTGGTGGACTACCACCTGTACCACCGCTTCCTCCTCCTTTAGGAGCACCCTTGATGGCTTCTGCTAGTGCAGGTGAACCCTGTAAGTAATAAGGTGGTTGAGTAAACTTAACGTCAGCAGGAGGTGTTACTACACCATTTACATACGTAACAATCTTTATGTCAGAAGTATTATCTGCGTTAACATACGTTCTAGTTGAGGTAACACTAGTAGGTTTCTGAGTAGGTTGTTGATATTGACTAAACCCTACAGTTGAAAAATTCATGGGAGTAAACGGATTTTGTACAGGTTGTCCTGTTGTTGCTGTGTTAGTACCAGTTTGAGACTGTTGACCTAGCATAGCAGGACCAGTGTTAGCAGCTACAGGTTGTGCAGGTGGAGCATTGGTCATAGGTTGACCACTCATGTTCTGTTGTACTTGTTGAGGAGACATTGGATCACCACCAATCCTGCCTGTGTTTTCCATAGTCTGTAGACCAGACTTTGCTTGGTTACGTAAGTTCTCAAAGAAGTTTACTCCGTAGTACCTAAGAACATCAGCAGGAACAACATATTCACCTTCGGATAACATGGCAGGAATATCATCTCGTACTTCTTTGGCTAACGAGCCTGGAGGTATTTCATTACCTGAGACAGGATCTTTAGTCATACCATCGTCTTTAAACGCCATCTGCATTTGATCGTCCATTACTGCACCGCCTTTATTAAATTTTCTATCTGCTAGACCACCTTCGTCAAAACCAATCATTTTTCCTAATTTTTCAAAGAAGCTTAAACTTTTTCTTTTAGCTTTAGGAGGTTCACCTTGCTCAGTAAGAATATCTTGAGCAGCATCCATTAGACCAAGAATACCGTTATTTATATCTTGATTAATACCTTGAGCTAAACCACCTAATTTTCCCTTTTTTCTATATTTTTCGACATTATCTTGAAAAGTTTTAATTTGCCTTATTCTAACATTTCTATATCTGTCACTACTATCACTTAAAGGATAGTTTGGTCCTATTTTACTACTTTGAACTGTGCGTCTTAAATCGTCTCCAAAACCTCTAATACGAAAAGCATCAGAGTTAAACTTAGTATCTAAATCATCAAAAAGCTCTACGTAATACTCTTCAAAGTCTGATTTAAGATCTCCTTCAGATGTAGCTTCTAAAATTCTTCTAGCTTGTTTACCGTATTTTTCTTCAAAAGCTTCTGGGTTTTCATTCATCTTATTTCTAAGAATGTTAAAACCTCTGTGAGTAAATTCATGAGCAATAATAGGAGATACAGATACATCTGAACCTGTAATGATATTATCATCTTTAATTTTTTTTTCTTCTTCAGGGCTAATGTAACCTTTTTCTAAAGCTTTTTTTCCAAAATTAGTTATATCTCTTAGATACGCAGCCATTGGGTCTAAACCTGATCTTAGTACTTTATGTTTGTCAGGATCAAAACCAAGTCTAGCTATGGGATTCCATGAAAGCTGAGTATCAAGATCTGCTCTGTATTCTAAATCACCAAATTCTTTAGCACGATCTCTAGGTTTTTTTTCTATAGTCTTTGGACGTATGGATTCTGTAACAGCACCACTCTCTCTTTTAACATTTCCTACAGGAACATCATCTGGTCTTGGTTTAGGCTTGATCTGGTTTAGGTCCATTTACTTCATCCCTTAAAAACTTTAACCTACGAAAAGCTCTTGCTTCACCCTGCAGTCTAAATAAGTCTTCTTGTTTTATAGTTTGTTCCATTTGAATATGAACGTGATTAAGTCTTCGATCCAGTTCATCATTAAACGAGTTCCATAGTTTGTTGTCATTTACCAAAGGTTTTAAATTATTCATCCTTGTCCTTGTCCTGTGTTAGCAGGAAATCCAGGTTCACCAGGGGTAGGAACAGAGCCTGTACCTACTTGTCCACCACCAGATCCTTGAGTATCTTGTGCTTGTGCTCCTGCAGGTGCTCCTTGTTGTGGTGGTGCTGCCTGTGGAGGAGGTGGATTTTCTGCTTGAAATTTCTTTAAGATCTCAGCTTGTATAGCTGCATCCGTCATTGAGTTTGCAACCTTATCAGGATCAAGACTCATAGAGTTTGCAATCTCCCTGATAATATAATCCATTTTTGCGAAAGGTGCAAGAGCAGGGTTCTGGACAACACCAAGAAACTGCATGAGCCTTTGACTACGAACTTCGTTAGCCATAAGAGAATTTGTACCTTCGGCTTTTACTTCTAAGTCACCTTTAATATCAGGATCAAAATCAAACTGCATGTTAAAACTAAAGAAAGCTTTTGCTAGTGGTGATAATAAATAATCGTCTATATTTTTAACAACAGTACGTATGCTACCGTTGGCAGCAGACATAAGCATAGAAATACCAGAAGCAGTACGACCCACTCCTTGTATGCCTGTTTGACCATGAGCAAAAGAAGGAAAGCCAGTTGATTCATCTGATAATACCCTTGCTTTATCAAACATCTGCATGTTTTCGTTACTGACGTTAGGAAACTTAGTGCCAAAGATAGCCTGTCCAGGAGCACCTCCTTGTCTACGAAAGACCTTGCCAGGATACACAGATAAGTCTTGTCCTGGAACTAAATTAGTTTCGTCTACTTCAATAAGCAAGTTACCTGATAGTGCAGCGTTATCCACACTCATCCTCATAAAACCATTCATAAGAGTTTGTGTGTCATCCATGTTTTCAGCAATACCTACACCAAAGAAACTATAAGGGTTTACTTCGTAAGGCACAGCATAGTACGGAAGTATAGCAGGGTTAAAAGGATTCATTACAAGACGTATAACTTGTCCGTTACAGACCCAAATGTTTACTGATACTTGATCTTGATCTTTTAACTCTTTTGGAATTTCTACGTCATGACCTTTTAAAATATCTGTGTCTACGTAACCCCAGAACTCAAGAACGTTAAACCTTTCAGCTTTTGTTTCTTGGTCTGCATCTTCCATGATTTGTTCCCACCACTCTTTATTGTAGGACTCACCAATACTAATTGCAGTATCTATAGCGTTAGCTCTAAAGAAAGGTCTGTTTTTTAAACCTCTCATTTGTGACCTAGACATTTTATGTCGTTCAATAACGTACTCAGCCTCATCCATGTTATTAGCGTCAGGATCAGGGTAAAAGTTCCATATACTTACAGAACCAGTCTGAGGAATAGTTTTGTACATTGGGGAGTAGTTGCCTTGATCATCCCAGTTAGGATATTCTTTATCAAGAGCAAAAGGGCCTTTCATTATGCCTGTACCAAACAGAGCAGTTTCAAAGGCTGTGTTACGCAATTGTTTGCTTGCGTTGGATTCGTCTAGTTGATCGTGAATTTTCTTTTCCATTTTCTTTGCTGCTACCATAGCAGGATGATAACTAGGTTGTGATGGTGTTTGTCCTTCACCTTCTCTAAGATCGTCAATGACAGGCTCTAGTTTATTACGTAAGCCTCCTAGTCTTTCTCTTAGATCAATTATAGTTTCTCCAGGCTGTAACTTTGTATCTTCAGGAGTAAGACCTTTTGAAGTAGCTTCTTTTATCTGAGGATTTGTTTCAAAGTGTACAGCTTCTGCTACACCGTCAGGAAGTTTAGTAGGGTTGATTGAAATAGGAAACTTGTGATTTCCAAATAAAACATCAACAATTTGACCGTAAGCTGCAAGAACTTTAGTCTTAGTTACTTTAACAAATACTCTAGATTTTTCTGTGGAAGTAAACTGCACGTCAGGACCATAGATACCTCTGTAGTTCTGATAAGATTTAATCCATCTTTGTTCGTCAGAGTATCTAGCCTTTTCAGCTTTGTAATATCTTTCTTCTACAAAACCTAGAATAGTTCCTGTTGCAGGATCACTGCTTAACTTATCATCACTAGTATCTTCTATATATGAAGAGTTATCTTCATCCATTGATAGTTCATCTGTGTCAAAAATATCGTCTTCTTCCATAGGAAATCCTTAATAACCAAAAGTGGGATCTGAAGCTTGAAAGCCTGATCTTTGAGAAGCAGGATCAAAATCAAATACGCTGCTTCTTGGACGTGTCATTACACCGTATCTAAGTGCGTCATACAAATGATCTTCTGCGTGAGTGTCTACATCTTCAGGATTTTTTTTATCCAAAGGTATAGACGGTAGTTGAGAGATAAGATTTGTGCAGTTATTAAATATAACAAGCCTTGGCTCTTCCGTAAATTCGTCCACTTGTAATCGTCTGTGTATCTCGTTTTTACCTGCTACCCTAGAACCTTTTGATCTGTCAGATGGCCTCCAACGGCAACCTTTCATAATCATTTGTTCTGCTAAACTAGGACCAGTGTCACCACGATTATGCCAAAGAGAAGAGTCTAATACTCCGTACCTTAGTTTCTCTCCGTCTTCAATGTCCAGGATCATGTCAGCCAAATCAGTAGCAATTACCTTAGAAACGTATAGCTCTCTGTAGACTATTAGCTGCTCAGACCCTGGAACAACTGCGAACCAGACAACACCGGTGTAAGATCCGTATCCGTAGTCACAAGCTCTAAATCGAGTCCAGTTACTAGGTACTTCATAGGGATCTACTACGTGGATACGCCTGTTAAACTCTGGGAAAGCTGCACCTTCATTTATATCCCAATCCCCTTCAAGTAACTGTCTTCTTTGATGCTCTGGTAAAGACAAAAGGTTTGCTTCGTACATACCATCCTCAGACAGGTAAGGATTATCAAATAACGTAGCAGGAATAAACTTTCTTTTAAATAAAGGTTCACCTTCCCTTGTGTGACCTTTAGGCCACTTTATCACTTCTCCGTTTTCGTCTGTTGCCCAAAAAGATTCGTCTGGTGTACTTGGGTCAATAAATACTTTTTTTACCCATCTGTGTCCTGGACCTCCAGGGTTACTTGTGGCTCTCATGTAGAGAGGAAGTCCACTAGCTTTTGTAGCACGTAACCTTGAACGCATGTATGTCCAAGCATAGTCTGTAGGCCATTGGGTTAACTCGTCAAAGCCTATCCAGTTAAAAGCTTGTCCTTGGTATCTCATAACATCATCATCACGATCAAGGTATGACATCCAAAGTGTTGCACCGTTAGGTGCTACCCAAGTCTTATCTCTTTCCATGAACTTTATTCCTGGCACAGCCTTTGGATAAAGTTGTTTGCTTACAGAAATAAGTTCTCGTAGCTCTTCTGTACTCCTACGAACAAGTAACATTCGTGCATGTGGATTCGTAAAATATCTAACTGGATCAGCAACCAATGAAAACGACTTCCCACCTCCTGCTGCTCCTCCATATAGTACCTCTTGTTCTGTAGCTGCTAAGAACCTAGTCTGTGGTCCTTTATTCGGTTGAAATATGACTTCTTGTCTGTCCACAGAAGGGGCAACACTCCCCTCTTTCGAGTTCGATGTATCCCTCATCTGTGGCAAGACTTCTGGTACTTCTACCACCAAGTCTTTTCTCTTCGATCTTCTGGCTTTTCCTTGCCGCTTCTTTGTATTTTTTGGCATACTGCTTGTAGTTTGAGGAAGCTCTACGCCTTTTTTCTTCCATTCTGACACGTTTATATAACCCTACATGTGAGATGTCTCTACCAGATTGATCAGACAACCACTTAGCTACTTGTCTTACACTGTAATCTTTAAGAAACTTCTTTGCTTTTTCTAAAAGTTCTAATTCTTCAGGGATAGGAATCAGAAGCATGTCATCTTCTTTATCCTGTTTATATCCAAAGGGTACGTGTCTCCCTACCCTTATGACAGGATACCACTCTCCTAGTTTTCCTTGTAGTGGTATCTGCCAATCAACTTTGGTTGGGTGGTCTGCTTCTGAAGCTCTCTTACTCATTATCTTTCGCAGGTAGAATAAACAAAGGCTCTGCAGACTTTACTTCTACCTTATCTGTTTTAGTGAAACCTGCACGATCAAGAATGTCTTTAGCTGCTAACATCTTTTCTTTTACACCTAGATCTGTAGGATCTTTCATAACAGAAAACATTGTGTACGCTGCTTTAGTTGAAGACTGTGCTATAAATTTTTTTGTTAGTTCTGCTATCTCATCTGTCAAGCTGTTTACTATTTGTGTAGAAGCAACACCGTCAGAGTAACCTGCTAGTTTTTTTGCTTGAACAGGATCTCCTTGAGCTTCTTCAAATAGAACGTCTAAGAACTTCTGTTGTTTCTCTGTTAGTTGTTTTGCCATTATGCCACCATGTAAAGTATAAATCCTAGAGTACCTGCACCTAATAAAAGCATGACACCTGATATACCCCAAGTAATTATTGCTTCAATCATTTCTGCTTTACGGTATTCTTGTTCTTTCTTTTGTTTACGTATTCTACCCTCAGTCGCTACAAGCTCATCCCAAACGGATGGTCCATACGTAAAACTAATCCAGTCTTTTAGCTCTTGGCGCATGGCCTCTGCTTTCTTTTTAGCAGTGAATATCTCTAAGGCTTCTGCTTCAACAGAACCTCCCATAGCTTTCCACCAAGGTGGGTTCTTATTTTTTTGTTCTAAGTAAGCTAGGTCACTCATGCTACTAGCCCACTGATTTAGTTGACCACCCATTTCTTGAAGATCTTTTCCGAACTGGAAACCTTTCTTCAAAGCATTGAATGCGACAGTCGCCCCACCTATGATTGTAACTGGATCGATAACGAGCCTCCTCCCAAAGCACTCTTAACCTAATTAAAGAACTAACTATGCCGTTATGACTTTCCTGTAACTTTTTTTACAATCTTAGTTGTCCAAGCTTCGTTTTCTGGAGTATCGGGATCATCAGCTATGTAGTGACCCTTTTCGTTACGAGCACGAACCATCTCTGTTTCTTCTACTTCAGCATCTTTAACAAAGTCTAAAATAGTAAAGATAGAAACAGAGTCATCTTTAGATACCCAATCACCATTAATATTTTCAGCGATTACTTTATTTTTATCTGATAATACTTTAGTGCCTTTAAGTTTCATATTAACCCTTCTTATGTTAATACAACCCCACTGTGTTTTAGCAGGGTTGTTACTTTTTATGAAAGTACTACTTTAATAGTTACGTTATCACTTGTTGCTGCTAAGATATTCATTATAACAGTGTCACCAATAGCGTCAGGTATTGCAAGAGTGTAGTTACCTGCTTCTAATTCTAGATCGTTATCACCACAGTTTGCTTCTGCAGTGCCAAAGTTAATTAG